TGTGCTCTTCCGATCTAAAGTTAAAATCTTTACTGCTTTAAAGTGCTAAAGCGCGCCGAAATTTCCCCCAATATCTCACTCATTTTTGTGCACAATGCCGAACGTGTCAAATCGGTTCCAATACTTCACTACAGTAAAGTAGTGATGTGAAATGTTAACATAAAGAAAGACCCCGGAAAACCGGGGCCATGAATGTTATGCAAGGCTAGAGAACGGCGTTGCGTTTTTCGTCCAACTGTAGTCCATGTTGCTAGTCGAATGCAATCTGAAGTAATAAACACTAGTAGCAGAGATATTAAAAGGTGTTTCAGAAACCAACTGAAAAAAGCTGGCATTTCCGACTATTTTAATTTCAAAACTGGTCACACGTTTGGATTTTTCTGCCATTCCATTTACATCATACATGATGATTGTAGTAGGCGCGTTAATGTTTGCTGTCCAAAGTGTGCCGAATGCAGATACAATATAAGGAACAATTACGGGAATAAAGAAATGATTGAAAGTAGTGTTTGCTTCGTAACGACACGGGTAGAGGGTAGCTTCCTCAAATCTTGTTCCGAAAATTACGTTGCCTTCCGGGTAAAGCTTATCCAGAAAGTTCAGAAAGTCAATACCCTTAAGGTCAGTACGAATATTGGTGACCATTTGAGTAATGGTGTGTGTTGGGTATGTCGTGTGCCAGTCGCCAATGTTAGCATTCTGTGCTGCCTGTCCCTGATTGTAGGTCGTTTCAGTGACGAACCCGCTCACGTCAGGGATAGCACCGCTCAAACGGGTGACTTCCTGCGCAATCGTCTTGCTGGCATGCTCTGCGTTCCAATCACCGATAACTGCGGTATTCGCGTCTGCTTTGGCAGCATTCGCGGCGGTTTCGTTTTCAAGGCTGGTAGCGCACTGGCTAATAGTCTGGTTCGGGTGCTCAGTCTCCCAGTCGCCAATATTGGTATTTGCCTTATCAGCTGCAGTCTGAGCGGCAGTGATTTTAGCATCCTGTGCCGCCTGTCCTGCCGTGTAGGTCTCTGTTTTCACATACCCAGAAAGAGACCCAGTTACATTTGCAATAGCGTCTTTGTTCTGCTGAATAGCGGCATCCTGTGCAGTGTCCTTGGCCTTGATGTTCTCGATATCGGTTTTGCTGGTGGCATTTTCACCTTCCAGAGCCGTGATGCGGGAATCCTGCGCCAGCTGCCATGTATCGTAATTGTCAATGAGTTTCTTGTTAGCAGCAATTTTGGCATCCTGTGCGGCCTGCCCTTCCGTGTAGGTCGTGGTATCAACTTTGTGGTTTGCAAGGTCTCTTACCTCTTCCACGTCGGCTGCGATAGTATCGCAACGACTGTTCAGGGCAGTATCAGCGTTGGCGCGTGCAAGCTCTTCCTTCTGCACTTCCTGCGCAATGGTCGTATCCGGAAAAGCAGAATCCCAGTCCGACGCATTGCTTTCAAGGTCGGTCAGGCGTTTTGCGTGCTTTGCGATTTCTGCAGCATTGTCAGAAATGTTTTTCGCGTTCTTGCTGATATTGGTGTTCTGAATAGCCTGTTCAGCTTTCAGGGCATCGATGCCGGTCTTGTTGGCGGTGATGCGATTACTCAGCGCGGTATCAGCATCGGCGCGGGCCTGTGCTTCGGCAGCATCTGCCGCCTTATAGGCCGTTTCAAGCTCAGAAATAGCCTGCTTGCGGTCGGTGGTCTCCTGTGCAATAGCAGCGGCGTTTGTGGCATCCCCGGCTTCACGGGCCTGTGCTTCGGCAGCATCTGCCGCCTTATAGGCCGTTTCAAGCTCAGAAATAGCCTGCTTGCGGTCGGTGGTCTCCTGTGCAATAGCAGCGGCGTTTGCCTGCTCTGCGGCCTTTGCGCGGTCGATTTCGGCGTTCAGGCTGGCGGTCAGGTCGGTAATGTTGGATTCGACATTATCAAGGCGTTCGCCCCATGCCGTCATTTCGTTCTCCCACTGCTGCACCTTTTTGTTCCAGTCGTTAATCAGGTTGGTAAACTCCTTGTTATCCTTCTGGAACTGTTCAACCAGCCGGGACAGGTCAAGAACGGTCTTTTTTAGGTCTGCGAATTGATAGTTATAATCGGACGTTTTGACCCAGTATTTCGTCTGTTCTTCCGGGTACGGGGGCAGCTGTGCGCCCTTCGGCACATAGCACTTAGATGTGTAACAGCTGCCGTCATGGATGATAATGGTGAGCGGTTCATACTCCCGTTCGTCGTCCCACTCCACCGGGTCGGCGAAAATCGGGACATACCGCGCACCGATGTACATGGACGTACCGCCCTTGAACGGGGGCGGGGGACACGGATGCGGGTGCGGGGGACAACCGTGCGGATGGCAGCAGTCACCACCCGGCGCGTGGGGTGCGCAAGAAATGGGGAAGTCATTGCAGTTACAGTTTGCCATAATGAAAATGCTCCTTTCTTAGTAGTAAACGACCAAATGCCCAAACCCGGGTTTATCGGGGTCAAGCAGAGTATCGAAATGCAGGAACTTCCAGCTTGCGGGGATATAGGCGACAAAATGCCCGTCGTCGTCAAGGCCAAAGAACACGAACCGCACCATCTGATAGATGATATCGGTCATATTAGTATTGACCCATTCGAGAAACGTGTCTTTGGTAAAGTCGCCCGCTTTCAGCTTTGCGAAAAGCTGGTCTGTCGCGTCTTTCAGCTGTGCCGTCAAGATATCCAAACCATCAAGGCGGGTATCCTGCCCGATGTCGTGCAGTCTCAGGGTTTCCGTGTTGGTCAGGGCCTGTTTGAGCTGGTTCACCAGCCAATACAGGTCATACTGGTAATGGTCACCGGGTGCAGCATACGGGGGCGATGTCTGAAAAATAAACGGGGTGCTGATATCGGTGTTTTTTTCGTCAGCCATAGTTCGTCTCCTTTCATAAAATCCCCCGCTTGCGCGGGGTCAGTCAGTTAGTGTTTGCTATTCAGCTGAGCAAGCAGAGCGTCGGCCTTAAGCGCATTTGTGGTGAAAGAATTATTCTTCCACCATGCAATCAGGGCCGCGACGGTGGTAAAGCCAGCCGTCACCAGCTGTTCAAGCGTTTCCGATTCGATGGGCAGGGGGCTTTTGCCGCATGCGCTCAAAATCTGGTTAAGGATGGCCAGAACCAGAACCAGAGTGCGTGCAATCGTACCGGCAGAAATGTGCAGATTTTCCATAGTTAATCTCCTTTCAGTTGGTTGATATGCTCCAAGTCATCAATGCGATGATTTGCGACTTTGATTTGTTCCTCGATAACGGGGATTTTTTCAGCAAAGGAATTGTGTTTGCGGACTTCCCGCGTTAGTTCCTCTATTTTCACGTCGGTGATGGCTTGCGATTTGCTGTTAGCAATCAGGACACCCGCAAGGGTCACAATTCCAGACACAAGGGCGGCAAAAATTGCATCCACGGTCAAGCCCCCTTAATACACATCCAAACAGAACTTTGCGTGATAGTCGTTGGCGATTGCCATATATACGTCAAACAGCACGGTCTCGCGTTCGGCATCAATCATCTGTTGGGTGGTGGTAACTCCAATATTACCCTGTTTAATCCAACCATGGTTATACATGTCTGTGACCTTTTCTTTGCCCACCTCTTTAGCGTCCTCATGTCGGATATCGTGGGCTTTTGTTTTCGTGTCGGTCGTGCCTTTGGTCGTGCCGTCCGTCTGGCTTCCGGTCGTCTGGTCTTGCTGTCCGTGGGTCTCAGTGTCAGACGTGCCGGTGGTGGTGGTGGTCGAATTGGCTACAGCGGTGGACGTTCCGGTGAAATCGGTAGTTTCTTTATGCTCTCCGTTTTCGGTGCTTTTAAAGGTCTCTTCTGCCACGGTGTGCGTCTGGTCGTCAGGCTGGTAATCCGGGGCATTTTCAGGGCTGATGTCACGGGTCACAGTCTGGTCAAGTTTCTTTGTGCTTTCCGTGGTCTTTTTGTCTGTGCCTGCGACTTCCGTTTTATTTTTGGTCGTGGTGGTGCTGGTATCGTCAGTTACCGACTTTCCTTCGGTCTCCGTATGCCCGGTTCCGGCTGTTTCGTCGTGCAGCTCAGTACTGCCGGTTTCGTGATAGTCTCCGGTCGTCACCTGTCCCACGGTCTGCCCGCTCTTGCCGCGATTGACGGCGGTTCTGTCCTGCGTGGTATCGCGGTCGGTGGTACGGATGTCGGTGGTGCGCTCCTGCACGTCTGTGTTCCAGATGGGATTGTATTTCAGCTGCGTGGTGCTATAGAGCTTTTCCCAGATGGGCATGCTTTCCTGCACCCAATACCTGATTGCGTCCACCATCCAATACGGGTCAGGCCGGTACAGAGGTGCAAGGCCGTGCTCCCGCATGATGATGTGAATTGCAAGGTCTCTATCCATGCCGACAGGCACAGCAAAATCACGAAACAAACCTTCCGGGATATTGCACAGGAGCTTGCACGCGCGGTCGATGGCATCACTGTTTTGGTTCGTGCTGTTCTGGTTCGTCATGCTTCCCCAGTACATTGGCATCATCTGCACCCCCTTCTCTCAGCTCTGGCGGTTCGTTGATTTCAATAGAGATATCGGTTCCATACATATCATTGCACACTTTTACCGATTCGTCAAGAGAAATTTTCCAGACTTCCCGACGATTGTACGTCTCAGCGTCCGCGCTGGCGCTCTCATTCGTTACAAGCCGCTCCTTTTTATCAGGCTGCACCCGGATACCCAGCTCCCTGTAAAAGTCCTGCAGCGTCTTGCGTCTCAGATCGTAAAGGTCAGGCAAGATAAAGTTTTTCGACAAATCGCGGTCGAATTGCATGATTGGCAGCTGATACTGCGTATCGGTCTTGTTCATAGCAGGCTTTTGCAGCTGCCCGTTTACGACAATGGCGGGTTTGCCGTTTTCCAGCTGTTCAAAGATTGTCTCAAGGGTGCGGCGGTCTTTGTCGTCTTTGGCGATAGCAGCATAGGCAAAGCGACTGTTAACAACGGCCTGCCGAATGGAAACCTCCAGCTGCTGCATTTCGACGGCGTATTTTTCAATGATATCCCAGACCCCGCGATAGTCGGGTGTCAGCTTGATAACGGCGCACTCCGTGCCGATTTCAAGCGGCCGGTCGAACTGGAAAAACGGGGTCTGCACCATCATGCCGCGCGGCTGGAACTGCAAACCAAAACCCGTAGGCGCGCCCGGTTGCACCACAAGGCCATATGTTTTAGAGTTAAACACAACGGCATAGCCCATGCGCAACAGCTGGTAAAGAAACGCGTCGTAGTCCCAGCCGATTTGCCCGGGGCCTGCTTCCGGCAGACCATTGATTTTATAGAGGGCACGCATGCGCTGAAAGAACGACCGCTCCCAATAATTGAGCACATCCGTACTCAGAGACGGGGGACGGAACCCGCCGCACGCCTGCATGTCGTAACTTCCATTGTAACACTGATACATGATAGCACCTTTCTTTCCTTATTCGATAAATACACCGCCGTCCATGGCGGCATTGATGTACGCGGTTTCTGCGCTGGTCGCCATAGGTGCAGCGACGGAAAAACCGCGCGTCTGGCAGTATCCAGCAGCGGGGGTATCGATTTTCATAACAGGGTGTCCGTACATGCTCTGAAAATTCGTGTCGTCCGTGGGCGGGTAATACAGCAGGGTCAGACATGCTTCCATAGACTGCAATGCCGTTGCATTTCCGGTCATGCTGCCTGCACACTGTGCTACAGGTGGAATCATCTGCATGACTGCGCCACCCAGTGACTGCATTGCAGAACCCATGCTCCTAGCTCCAGCGGATGGGCTTTTAACAAGCTCCCCATGAATGGGGCCGATATCAATAGGAAAGCTTGCTGCGCTGCTCAGTGCACCGCCGCCCACCTGTAAGCCAATACCAATTGCGCCAATGGTAGCTGCGGCCTGATTGCCGGTCAGACTGATATTGCTTGCGCCAATAGCATACTGCGATGCAATATTAGCGCTGCCAACGTATACCGTGTATGTGCCGGCATCCACCTTAACAGAAATATTGCCGTCAAGAAACGAACAGCACCATGTGACGGTCAGGGCGGCGACGTTGTTAACCTTATCGACAGGAATAGACACCGTGCCGATAAACGGCACATACAGCAGCATCTGGCAGTTCAACCGTTTCCAGTCAGAAACAGGCCACGGAATCGGAATAGCAGTTTCGCGTTTGATCTGCGAATGCCCCATTACGCCGCCAGAAACACCGGTGTCAAAGTCACCCAGAAAGACATTTTGATTACTCTGCGGAATAACACTTGCTTTAATAGGAATCCAGATACAGGAACGAATGCAATCCACAGCCGCACCACCATACACAAAATTTTTTGCCAGATACTTAATAGCCTTATCCGTGGCGGTGTCCGCGCCGCTGTAGGTCTCTGTCGTGCTGCCAACACGGGAAACAACACCGCCTTTTGAATCCAACATAGGGGGGTAAGTGTCTACGGTGTTAACCTGTGTTGTTTTGGTCTGCTGGTCAGAAATCATCTGCCCAAAATCAGCGGTGATATCCTGCTGAATGCTGTCAATCAGGCGAGAAAGCGCCGTTTTGTTCATGACGTAGGTGGTGACACCGGAACTTTTACCAACGGCAGACAGGATAAACGCCCCCTGCGTGCTATCAATGCATTCATCCGTCACATCAAGTGCCACACTTGCGACTTGCGGGCGCTGCGCCACGTTCTGGCGGCTGTCCTGCACACGGTAGCTGTCGCCGGATGCGTCGAATTTGTTGTGCCCATATACGATGTACGCTTTAGTTTTCTTGATATCGTCCGCAAAGGTCGCCAGTGCGTCAATAGTGCAAGAAAACTGCCAGTTGTTGGCATTCAGCGCGGTGATGTCCTCAATCCAGTAATATGCATGTGTTTCCTCAATATAACAGTAGTTGTACTGCGGGGAAATGTCCAGACTGTTCAACCGCACATAAAATACCGGTGCTTCCATGCTGCAGGCCCGCTTCATGTAAAACGGAAATTCGTCCGGCAGCTCAGACAGTGCAATGCGCTTAGTGCTGTTAAGCCGCTTAGAGACTTTGCCTAAATGTGCATGGTATCCGTGCTCAATACCTTCGTTATGGTCTGCCATGAAATTACCTCACTTTCTTAAAAAAACAGGGGGCGGGGTTAGCCGCCCCCTGTACATTCAGTTTGCCGGGGTTTATGATAGAACTTTTTACGGTTCGTCGGACATGAACATGAGCACGGCGTTCTGCGTGGGGTTCTGTGTGTAATTCATCTTCCAGTGGTGTTCCGTGTTGTAGTACTCACCGGAAATGTTGAAAGGCGTGGTGTACACGCTATCCTGATAGTAGGTAGTCGCCATAGCCTTGCGGTCATACAGCAGGCCCACGACATAGGACAGAGCGACCGCACCACCCGTCACCTGTTTGCCGGTGTTCACGTCGAACTGCGACGGGATGCAGGAAATTGCGGGCTTGTCGTTGATGTTCTGCCAGAAATCGACACCTTCATAGTTGCCGAAACTCAGGTAGCCGGGGCCAAAGATGGCAGGATAGACCCAGCTCCTTGCATCGTTGATAAGGGGCTGATACAGCAGCAGCTTCTGTTCGCTCTTCGGGGTGTGACGCAACAGGTGCAGCGCGTTGCCGCCGTCGTCGGTACACACGGGGGTCTGATGATACAGCACACTGCTGTTCTCCATCAGGCTGCTGGTAGTTTCCAGCCACGACACGAAAAAGGACAGAAATTCCTGCAGATGGGTGGTCAGCAGGTCATGCGTGGTGTAGGTCGTACCACGGGCCGCGTTGAAAGCTTTGGTCAGGTTCACATGGCATTCGTCGCGGTCAGAATTGAACAAAGAACCCATGAAATTGATGACCTGTGCGCGGTTCTCTGCGGTTTTCCACCGCGCAATGTCGTTTGCAATCTCGGTGGTCATAGCCGCAAGGAACGCGCTAAACTCGCTCTCGCTGGTAAATGCGGTCTTGAGCTGGTTCCGGAACGTGGTGTATCTCTGGTTCAAGACTTTCTGCCCGCCATAAAACATCTCCAGCGGATAGCGTTTCTTGATTTTATACATGTCCACGCTGTTACCATCAACCAGAATGTCCGCATTCTGTGCGGTGTTGATGAATTTGGATTCATCGAAATCGCCAGAGAAGAAAGCGATTTCACGGACAAACAGGCCCCATTCCTGCCGGCTGGTCTCGATGCTGGTAAACCGGCCCGCATAGGAGCGGCTGGAAATAACCGTGCGTGCAATCATGTTAGAAAGCGCCTGCAGGGTTCCTTCCATGCTCTGGTCAAGGCACATCTGTCCGACCTGAATGAAACTTGCCGTGTTGACGGCCTGAATGGCGGCAGTCTGTCCGGTGACTTCCTTGACCAGTGCATTGGCAATGGTGTAAATGTCAGTCGGACGGAACACGCACATGCCTTTCAGCTCAGACATGTTAGTACGGGATTTTGCCATTTTGTTGCTCCTTTCTGCCGTTACTTTACGGCGTTAAAATCGGGGCTTGCAGGCGCTTCGGCAGGCTGCACCAACCCCAGAATGATATCTTCCACGCTGGTAACGGGAGCAGGATTGCCCACCGTGCCAGCGGTCGGAACGTTTTTGGCGTTGATGGCGGCGGTCAGGTCTGCAAGCTGCTGCGCCATTGCCGCCATAGGGTCAGAGACCACAGGCTGCTGTGCTGCAGGAGCGGCAGCAGGGGCCGCGCTCTGTGCCGGGGCCGTGATGGGCTGGCCCTGCTGTGCGCGTTCAAGAGAAAGCATCTGCTGCACCTGCTGTGCCGTGAATCCCATCTTGCCCAAAGCCAAAATATCGTTGATAGTCATATGATTCATCCTTTCCACCGGCTTGAGCCGGTTCTAACATCGACGTGAGTGAAAGTCTTATAAATGCCAATGCCGCCGCTATTTCCTAAAAAGATTTCAGCAATCGCGGCGACTTCGGCGGGGGTCTTTGTGCGGACAGGCCGGTGCATTTTGTCATAGTGACCCACCCAGATATCTGCAGCCAGCCCGTACAGATGTTTACTGCGGGGTGCGCTGCCTTTCTGCTGCCTGTTCCAACTTGCGGTGCGGAATCCACTGTTAATGTGCACTGCGTCGCCGCACACCTTGCGAATGTTTTCCAGCAGTTCAACAAGTCGGGGGTCAACTGCTACAAAGTCCTGCCCATCACGGCACTGAAACTCTGAAAGTTTAAAGTGCTCAGACAAACGGGCATTTCCGTCCACGCTCATAAAATACACGTTTACCATGTGTTTCACCCCCTTTCTTGTTTCTGAAAGCAGAACAGGAGCAGAAAGCCCCAGCTGCATAGAGGATGCGGTGTTCTGCTCTCAGAAACGCGGGGGCATGGAAAAGGAAAAGCCAGCCGCGCACCCTTCCGGGGTGTTCCTTTTGTGCGGCTCCCCCGCTCCTTAATCATACACCCGTTAGTCCTTGATGTCAAGATAGTTTCGGGTCTTGAGCAGCGCGGGAACCGACGAAAAATCAACCTGTCCCAGACATATCATTGGACGCAATTCAGGGTGTACGGCCTGCAGCTGCGTTGCAGCCTGTGGGCTGCTTCCATAGTGTTCCCTACCGCTGTGGGGGCTTTCACAGATGTAGTAATGTAATTCGTCCATCTGGTAGGCGTACAATCCAGCGAATGTGAACAAGGGGGACATTCCTTTTAAACTGCGCGGACGCACGTTTTCAAGATTGTTATACACAAATTGGTTTTCCATTGCCATTTTGTAAAAGTCGCCTTTTCCCGCAAGATGTTTCATTAGTGCGGTTTGCTTGCGGCGGTCGCTAATACGGTCACTGTGGGGCATCGCGATAAACACGCCCGTATCCGTCATACACCATTCATTTCCGCTCCTTGACATTTTCGCCACAAGGTCGGTGCATCCCAACTGCTCAAGAATTGGGCTTGAAATATCGAACGCGTTAGCCAAAAGCCACATACGCAATGGCGGCTTTCCTTCAAGCTCTCTGTTTCCGCACACTGTAACGTATGCATTCAAAAGTGCTTCTCCCTCAGCCTTGCGTTTTGCGATAATTCTTTCTGGAATAAATTCATCAAAAACAAGGTCTGAAAACACACTACCGTTAAAGCCGCGAATACCTGCGATAGACGGCAGCGCTATACCAACAGCGCGTTTGTTGCCTATGTGCCATTTCTTGCGCCCGTCTTTGTCCTCTTCATCGGTGTATTCAATATCGCCGATTGAATAGGAGATTTTGCCCGCCTTTAGAATGCCGATATCATAGCCCACGGATTGCAGAGCGTTAAAAGGGTTCAAATCCGGGTCAGCTGCAACAGCCTGCAACTCGTTCACAGTTCGGCGCATGTACAGAAAATACTTGTTTTCATCAAGCATGTATTTAAGCGTGCCGAACGTTTTACCGACCTGTCTCTTGCCTATAATTATATTGCACCAGCAACCTAAAGCGGCGACGGATGGGATGTTAACCCAGCCGTCGCCGGTGTACAGGTCAAGCGCAATATCTTTGTTGCGCTTGCTCATAATTTATACCTCTTCCTCGTCCGTGTTTTCGTCGTATGCTTTGCGCACGGCGTTCTCCACGGCCTGCGCGGCATCTTCGTCAAAGTAGACACGAAAATTGTCGTAGTATTTGCCGTTCTTGCCCTTGTTGGCGCTGGCGGTTATGAACGTACTCTTTTCCCCCTCAACCAGCCGCATACCATACAGGTCGATACCGTACAGCCGCAAAGTGAAAGTAAGGCAGTTATCTGCGACCTGCCGCACGTTGCGAACAACGGCCTGCAGTTCGTGCAGCATTTCCACAGAAACGCGGGGGCCGTCTGCTACTTTCTTCGGGGTGGATGCGTTGTTTTTCGTGAATGCCATAATAATTCTCTCCTTTGTTGTCTGTCAGTTTATGTTCCACGTGGAACAATTTTACTTTCTGGTGTTTGCTGCGATGGTGCGCAACAGGTCAATCATGGTGTCCTGCTTCTGTTCGATGGTCTGCAGATGGGAAATTGCGGTGGTCTCGTTCGTCTTGACCTCCACCATTTCGTCAACGAAATTTTCAAAGAAATCCGTCAACTTTTCAAGCAGTGCAGCCAGCTTGTTATTGATATCCTGCATTTGTTCACCCCCTTTCAGAACATCCAGCGAATAAGGAACTGCAGCCCTGCAGGGGTCGCACGCTCCGGATAAAGCGCGGTCAAATCCTCCGGGTAGATGTCCGCAATGTGATGATTGTACGCTTTCAAGTAGGTATACAAGTCTGCAAGCGGCCTTTCCCCAAAAGCGTGCGGGTCATACGTAGGGGCGAATGGGAAAGCCTGCCGTGCTGCTTCCACCAGCGCGGGGCGGGGCAGCGGCTGCTGCGCTGCAAGATTCTGCACCGCGTTCGTCAGCTGGTTTGCAGGGTCGAACACAAGCCCGATGACGTTCCCTGCAACATCTTCCCAGATTTCAACCTTCGTGATACTTGCCATATCAAACCACCCCGTCAACGTCGTGAATGCCCACCACGTCCAAAATGTCCACGACGTCCGCGGGCTTGACTTCTGCGCCGAACTTTACGCGCTCAAAGTCGTACAGTTTGAACGGCTGTTCCGGGTACGCGGCTTTCAGACGTTCCAGCAGCTGCGCACGGTTCTGTGCATCGACCACACAGATGGTCTTGATTCCGTCCTCAAACTTGCAAATCGCGGTCATGTAATAGCCTGTCAGTTTCATAGTGTTTTCCCTTCTGTCTATTATAATAAACCCCGCTTACGCGGGGTATCGGCTCACCAAATTCTACCAAGAACTTCAACTTTTTTTCCGTTCTTGTAAAGCACTGCGTATTTTTCGCCTACAAAGTTTGTCATGATTTTTCGTTCCCATTTATTGCCGTTTCTATCGGTATGAGTGTCAATGATTTCGTTTTTCATGATAATGTCCTTTCTGTCCATCTGTATTGTGTGTTCCTTTCTGTGATTATATAATACCACATTCCCCGCCGCGATGTGTTAACAAACTATGAACAATTTGTGAAACTCTTAAATTGATACCTCACATTCCATAAGTAAAGAACGTTCATCCGATACCCTATATTCGCGGTCGGTCATGACGACCCACGACGCGGAAACGGTGGGCTTTGCAAAGTCGGTTCGGGTGCGAATAGGTTCGTCGTGGTATGCCAAACACTGCCCGCCAGCGGGTGAAATCAACAAACCATCGCGCAAATTGTCAATACTGCCGTCAAGAGCCTTGACACCGGCTTTCTTGTTCACACCCGCAATGGTGCTTTCAATCGTGCCGTCTGCATCGACACAGGCATAGCACTTTGCATGCAGGAACCGGAATGCCTGCATGCCGTACCGGTCGTGTGGGTGTTCATCCTCTGCAACACCAATATAGACTTTGCTGCCGTCTTTCTTTTCAACCACACAATCACGCTGCACACATTGCGCACGAATAACGGCGTTGTAGTCGTCAATGGCTGATTGTTTTTCTCCCTCAAACTTGCAACTATCTGTATCCCAATAAATGACTTTCTCCCAGCCAACACGCTTTAACATATCCCACAGCTTGAGACGGGACATTGATGCAGTCCACAAACCCCACAAGAAAGGAAATTTCTTTTCTTGTGATTTCTGAATTTCGGCATCGTCTTTACTTTGTAAATTCATAATCCAGCTCTTGTGCGTGCATTCCAGTGTGTCGGGGTCGCATCCATATTCATCACGCACGGTTTTCTGTGCACATGCGCCAAAAATCGTATTAATACAGATTTTTGCAAAGGCATAATCTGGACTACCTTTTTCAGATTCTTTCACACGAAACTTTTCGTAAATCGTCCTGCGAAATGATTCTGGCAAATAATCCAGCCGAAACGCCACGCTTTCTGCTGCTACTATTTTATCATAAGTATACCCGTCGATGAATCTTTGATAGTCGTTTGAATCGCAATACCAGAAAAAAGCATCGGCCCCCAACACACGACCATTGTCCAGTTCATCAAGGCCCGACACATCGGGGCATTTGCTGAACGAAACACAGGGATCAGGGCATTCAGATTTGCACCGGGGATTGATGATGCAGAGTTTCGCTATCCAGCCATACCCGGCTTTAATGAATTTCTTCAAATCCTCTTCCGGCAAATCGACGGGCAGTGTCACCGGCGCACCAGCTGGAAATTTCCACAAAAGCTGCTGTGATGGGTGCGCGCTCTTGAAATCATAAGAGTTACAATTGATGTAGGTACGACCGGCACGCCAGCGCGTGCCGTGGGTGTCGCCGCCAGCCATGCAGTGATATGCAAGCGCCATCTGCTCACGGTCAAGCTGCAACGCCTTAATAGCTGCCATGCATCGCCTGTCCGGCATGATTTCCTTGCGCACCGCCTCAATGACCATGCCGGTATTGGTGTAAGGGATTGTTGCTTGATTGTACTTGTGCTCTACTTTCAAACGTTCAATTGCTTCGTACAGGCCCAACACATCATTAACACAGTATGCAAATTCCGTATCTGTCAAAGGCGTATCAGGAGTACGATAAACAGTATAATCAAGGTCGCCCGCAAGTTTTGCATGCTTGCACCCTTCCGTTGCTCTGGCAAGACTTTTTTGAAACAGTTTGAAACTGTCCCTAAATTCTATACCATTATCAAAGCGCAAATAAAGGGGCTTGCGGCTTTTCGTGTACAAGCTATCTGCCAGCCCCCAGCGGGCCGTTAACAGCTGCATAATGTATTGATGCTCATAGCCTAAGTTATGCACATACAACACAAGCCGGTTCTTTTCATTAACTCCCCATTTATCTACCAAAGTTTCAAGCATTTCTGCCCAGTCCTCAAAGTATCGGGGGACAAAAACCACGCCATCAATACAGGTCTGCCAGCTGTATGCAAAGCCGTCTGTATCGGTGTTGGTGGTCTCAATATCAAACGTCGCTGTCACGTCCAGATAGCTTGACATGTATTTCCGGCCTTTGGTGCGCTTAACTTTTCGCGGACAGGCAAGGCGCGGCAAATATTCTGCTAAACATTCGCTAACAAACACGCCCTGCGATTCTCTCATTTATGTGATTCTCCTTACATAATCTAGCAGCGCTTGACCCTTTGTCATTTGGTCGTCCCTGTCTGCCACTATGATATCTTCCAGCACATCCGATTTATTGCCGGTAATGGCATCATAAATTTTATCGCTGTCGAAAAGCTTCTCTGCAGCTTTGGTGAAAAACTTCTGCACCGCCATATCCCATTGCTCCGCCGTCCCTTTGAAACCACGCTGCACGGCGGTCTGGTATCGTGCATCCTTGATAGCTCTCACACCTGTAACAGTGCTGCTTTTCATCGTCATAAATTCACGCAACTGCAAATACATATGCTTGAGCGCCGTTCTGTCCGCGCTTTCTTTGGGCCGCTCATTGAAACGGGGCCTGATTTTGCCCGGCATCTGGCTTTCTGCATACTTGTACGCGCCTGTTTTTGCAGTATTGATAACGTCGCTTTTTTCAAGGGCGCGCAAGCGCTGATTTGCGGCTTTTGCTGCCTTGCGAATGACCTTTACAAGCTCCGCATTTGTAAGCCGGTTCGGGTCGGTCGTGTCGGGGCTGTAATAGGCCCATGTTTGCGGCACGTACTTCGGCAAATGTTTAGCGCTTCGTGCCATGATGGTTATGTCTCCTTTCAAAGTCTCTATCTGCCAGCCAATACCCGATTATACGGAACAGCCAATTTAAAGGAATTGCCGCAACAACAGCAAAAAACAAACAAAAGCATCCGTAAAAGAACATCAAAACAATATCGTGCACAATCGCCACATTCATTATTTAAACACCTCAATTCTAAACCCGTCCATTGTTTCCGTCAACACACAATCGGCTCCCCCCGCCATGCACGTGCGGATGCACTCATAAAATTTACGAATTTCGCGGGGGTCTACATACAAGCAGCTTGATGCACACCACGCATCTTTATTGCTCCGGTACACGTAAATGTAACATACTTTAAAAGCCCTGTTTCTTAAAATCATTCTTGTTATATCTCCCTTCATTATACTGCCAATGCCGCAATGCGTTCCGATACTCAATAAAACCCTTATCCGACGCAAACGCGGTCAGAATATCATGCTTTTCATCGTATCGGGCCGAACGGATTTTAATATTCTGCCCGAAATCGCCCAAACGACTAAAATAATCGTTCATGATTTCAGACCCACCCCACAAAACGCGGCAGCGGGTCAGGTGGTCGGACGTGCCCAAAGTGAACTTGTGATAGTCTTTCAGTGTCATACTATTTTTCACCTCTTCAATCAGATAGCGTCTGTATTCAACTGGCAGTTTAACTATTTTCATATACACGCTCCCCTTTTGTTGTTAGTAATCGTTCCACCGCTCTTTCCATTATACAATCAATGCTATCACCGTCTGCATTATAATAATTCTCTTTCATTCCAACTCTAGCGCAAATTTCTTTACACATTTCGGAATCATACTCTGCACTTGCATTGTATGCGTTTAACAATTCAGTATTGTTCATTTCAAAATATCGCATAGCCCGCACTCCTTTCTATGCTTATTATACCACATTGATAGCGCATATATGTTAACAAATCATGAACATTTCACATCACTACTTTACTGTAGTGAAGTATTGGAACCGATTTGACACGTTCGGCATTGTGCACAAAAATGAGTGAGATATTGGGGGAAATTTCGGCGCGCTTTAGCACTTTAAAGCAGTAAAGATTTTAACTTTAGATCGGAAGAGCACA